CCGAACGTTGTCAACGTGCCGGTGTACGGCCAGAAGTCGAGCCAGCAGATCCAGGCCCAGTCCGACGCGCCATCCATGGAAATCCAGCTGAACTACGTCGCCAGCGAATGGGCGCCTGTTGCCGGCAAGATTGGCGCGATGGTCGATGACGGCCTGCAGCACGTCTTCCGCTTCACCCTGCTGAACTCTGAGCCGACCGGTACGGGTAACTCCAAGTACGCCTCTACGGTCGGCGGTATCGGCACTCGCGAAAACGCGTGCTTCTACTGGATCGGCAAGTTGGATGCGCTCATGGTCAACCCGAGCCTGTCCGATGCGACGACGGCAACGCTGACGATCACCGTGCAGTCCAAGTTCTACGGGGCCTTCACGATCTAAGCTTTCACCTGCAGCACCTGTTGGGCCTTCCTCTCGGGGGAAGGCCCAATTTTTCATAAGGGGTCTATATGGATCAGGTACCACCAAGGGTGCCAGTCTTCAGCTACGATTATGTAATTGAAGCGACGCTCCAACACATGAGAACCGCGATAGACCGCTCCATCAAGAAGACTATCCTCCGGATTCCCGTTCATGCGGGCGACCCCGAGGTCTCGATGGAGATTCTTACCACGCTCTCTTCATTGCACCAGATACGTGCACAACTCGACTTACTGAAGGAAATTCCATGCAAGACGCTACAGCTCCCGTCGTTCAATCTCCCCCTGTGAACCGCTTTCTTGTCGCCAAGATGAAGAAGAAGCACGTCTTCATGGGGCAGGATACTTTCATTTTCAAGCTCAGCGTGGCGCAGGCCCGCAAGATCCAGGAGGTACCTCAAGGGTTCTCTAACCCGAGTGCGCCGACGGAATCGGAAAGCCTTGCCATCCTGGATGCGGTTATCCGCGAGGGCTGCCCTGACCTCGCGGACATTGAGGACTTCGAGGTGTTCCCGATCGATGAGCTCGCGAAGCTTTCTTCGGAGATTATGATCTTCTCAGGCCTCCAGGAGGCCGCCGGAGGTCCGGGAAAGAAATAGCCCTCTCTGACGAGGAGTTCGAACTATTCGAGCTCGCTTACCAGTTGCGGACTACTGTGGGCAGGCTGGCCGATGAACTCTCTTATGAGGAGTTTCTCGGCTGGCATTACTACTTCTCTAAGCGCCCTCCTGAGTGGCGTGCTGACTACCGTGCGAGCGTGGTCGCCTCGTCGTTTACTGGTAAGTTTGATTCAAAGAGGGTGTTCCCTTCGCTTGCAATGGTTAGTGGAAAGCCCAAGGCGCCTGACACTGTAACGTCACTACGGGGTTCCATGCTTATGACGATGATGCGTAACTCTGTTGGCGGTGAGAAACTGCCGTGTCTCTGGGAGGATTGGGATGCTTCGCCTCAAACTAAAGGCTAACTTTCGTCAGATAGAGAGTGAGCGGCGCGTCTTCACTCAGAAGGCGCTCGCAGTAGCCACGCGCAAGCTTCTCACAGAGCTTGCAAATGCTACACCTGTAGATACGGGCCTTGCTAGGGCGTCTTGGACCATGAGTCCAGGGCGTCCTGGGGCCTACTACATAACAAACGAAGTACCCTACATCGGGGTGCTAAATATGGGACATTCCCTGCAAGCACCTGCACACTTTATCGAACATACGGCCCTCAAATATGGACGTCCGCTAGGGATCATCGCGCAGGAGATCGACACTTAGTTGTCAAGAACATGAGGACACAAAATGGCAATCGTTGTTGAAACCGTCTCAGATTCAAGCGAGGCCAGGCGTGATCTTGGCCGTATTGACATGGCTATTGAGCGAATGGGGGATACCGCTAGAAAGGCTGATCGCTCGCTCGCTAAAATGGGTTCCAGTAAAGAACCTGCAAAGAATATCAATACCCTTGACTCCAAGGTAAAGCAGGTTGGTACGAGCGCCGAGCGTGCAGGAGCAGCCGCCAGGGCAATCCGCCTGAATACACAGGTCACTCCTGATGCACAGCGTCTGACGCAAAACCTCGTGACTTCTGAGTCCAAGGCCCGCCGTCTCAACTCAACTCTTGCAACAACCAGAATGCCTGTCCAGCTCAACGGTGATCTGCAAAGAACTAATGCATCCCTTGATGCGATTCGGAACAGCGTATCTAGAATCTCTTCTACATTTCTAGGGCTTTCAGCTGTAATCGGCACTGCCCTCGCTACGTCTACGTTATCCCGCTATAGTGATGCTATTACGAATATGGATACGAAGCTGAAGCTGATAACGGGTTCGGCTAGCGAGATGAGGAACGCTCTCAGTAGTGTTGAGAACATCGCCGTGTCTTCTCGTGTACCGCTATCAACGGTTGCAGACCTGTACACACGTATCGCTCGTAGCTCGTCTACTCTTGGCGTTTCGCAGCGTCAAGTTGCGGTGGTTACTCAGACTATAGCACAAGCAGTTGCTATGTCTGGTGCTTCCCAGGAAGGCGCTGCCGCTATTATGCAACTCGGTCAAGCGCTAGGTTCAGGCCGTTTCCAAGGCGACGAACTCCGATCTGTCACTGAAAACGCACAGGACCTCGCCCGTACTATTGCAGATGGTCTTGGTGTGTCCATTGGTATGATGCGTGAGATGGGTACTCAAGGGCTCCTCTCAGCTAAGGCGGTTTTTGACGCCCTCTACTCGCAGGCCAACAATGTAAGTAAGCGATATGGCCAGGTCCAGGTGACCTTTGAGCAGGCGATGAACAACATTGGTAACTCGATTTTGATCCTCTTTTCTAGGATCAGTAAGTCAGGCGTCGGTCTTGATCTTGCGGAGAAAATCAACGGTGTCGCCATCTCCATCTTCAACATTGCGGATAACTGGGATACAGTTATTGCAAAGATGAGGATGCGTGCGATTACATTCCTTGACCACCTGGACCGCCTGATCCCCAGGATTGACTTTAGCAAGTACGCGATCAAGATAGCGGACTTCTTCCCTGGCATCGAGGCGGTGGGTGACTTTGTCTGGTCCTGGGTTACCAAGGTGGAGCGTGCCTTCTTCTGGCTATACGACCAGGTAATTGGCAACTCTTGGATACCCGACCTTGTGCTGGGGATCGGTAAGTGGGGCAAGCTTCTGATGCTGGGACCTCTCGGGTTGTTTCTTGCATTCGTAGTTTCAGTCAGTGGACAGTTCGGTAATATGTACCACGGACTGACGAATGGGTGGAATAAGTTTCTAGATGGTATGGGGGACGAGAGCCGTCTAAAAAAGGTACTAAAGGGGATTAGCAACGCATTCTCATCGTTACTGGACACTAACGCAGTGCAGACCTTCGGCGCATCTGAGCTAGGACACCGCCTCAAGCAAGCATTCGGTCTCAAGGAGACTGTCGGCGGTGTACGGGCGGTAAACTACCTACGCGAAACCAAGCGCTATGAGTACGACACCAGTCCCGAGGCCTACGTTGGTGCCGGTGTAAGTCGTAAGCAGAAGGCACGCCTGCCGGGGCACGACTTTGTCCAGGCCGTCTCTGAGGAGACTCGTAGAAAGCTAGTGGTGGCCCTTTCAGGTATCGTCGGCCTGGCCACGCTCTGGTCTTTCAACAAAGGTCCTGTCACTGCGGGTATTGTTTCGGTATTGACCACCGCGTTCACTTTGGCATTTCTCCGAATTTTCAGTGATCGCACCATCTCTGAAGCTTTCGAAGGGGTGTTCGAGAGTATTCGTAAGCTTTTCAATCTTACCACAAGCGCGCTCTTCCCTAGCTTTAATATTGCTGAGTACCTTGCGGTAGTGGCTAAGCTGATGCTTGTATTCGCAGCAGGACGTAAGGCTCTCCTGGACTGGACAGTCAAGGGCGTATGGGGTGGCAGGAAGATTGCTGGCGCTATTATTGACAACGCCCGCGTCGCCCGAGCAAGAAGCGAAGTTACTACTACCCGCGCACTCCTGGACCACACGAGGAGTGCGCTACGAAAGGTAGACAAGATACTCGGTAACGCAGCTAACGAGCAGCGTCTTCGTGCACGTGCGGCTGCTGTTAGCCCCACTGCCTACCGTGATGCTTTGCAGGCTAACCGCCTTGGCAATACCCCTCAGTACGATCTGACTACCAGGGAGGGGAGGCGCTTTGCTACAAGCATGGAGAACTTCTTCAGACGTCAAGGTCAGCAACAGCTTTACCGCCGCGACCTGGAGACGCGCACAGCTGATGTAGTGAGGGCTGCGTCTACGCTGGTACCACTTGAGAACGCCCAGCGTGAGCGTCGTGCTAACTTCCGTAACGCTGGTATTGGTGCGGCCACAGGCGTAGGCGGAGTTGTAGGCGCCGTGGGCAGCTTTGCAATCGGTGAGCGTATCGCGGAGGCGATGGTCGGGTACTCTGAGTGGTCCAAGATAGGTGCTCAATTCGCCACCTTTGTCGTGCTTCAGGGTATCGGCGCAACCATTGGCGGTGCTTTTGGTACGGTCGTAATGCGCGTGCTTATTGGTGGGATGGCAGCCCTTGCAACACCGCTTGGTGCCGCGGTAGGCCTCGCTGTAACGGGGGTTCTACTCTACCTCAAACGCGATGTACTGAAGCCCTTCTCAGGTGTCTTGGACGAGGTGTTCGCGGGCATTCGAGACTTCTTCGCACGATATGTCGAGCCTCTTATAAGGGATCTTTTTGAGTGGGCAGGAGTCTCTACCGAGGGTGGCCTGGATGTGACAAGCGGGCGGGCTCTCGTCCTGTTGGGTAACGAGGTTATTAAGCTAGTAATCAAGTCGTTCGAGACGCTTCTGCCTAAAGCGATTGACATCGGAAAGAATATTGCTAAGGGCTTTTTAGAGCAGCTCGAGAAGACCGAGATCGTCCAAAAAGTCTTCAAGGAAGCCAAAGAGTCCGTGGCCTTCGGTCCTAAGGATGCCCTCGGTAATCCGTTCCTGGATCAACCCGGTGTATATACACCTCAAGAGCGTCTTCAGTCTGTCGCCGACCCTGCGGCACCGGGGGCAGGGGCTTCTTTCCTACGCCTCATAAAGGCCACGTTGGAGCCTCTGCTTAATGTCATTATACCTTCGGCACAGGCGTCCGATCTCCCAGACAGCGTGCAGGGTGCAGCTTTGCGCGCCAAAGACGCCGCTGTGGAGGCTGGCGCAGCGGCCCAGGAAGTTGTCAACGCAGCTGTTGCGCAGGCCGCAGCGTCAACCATGATGGCAAGGGCTACCGAGATTACCAGTGGGCTAGCCACACAGGCGTCTGGTGCGGTGACTGCTGGTCGTCGTCGTGTGGAGGGTGTTATAGGAGGCATCCCGCAGGCCGAGGCCGAGGCCGTGGAGGCTTCTCGAGCCGCGCGTGTTGGGCTGGCGGCTGCAGCCAAGCGCTCGGTCGAGGAATATCAGCAAATTGCGGATAGCCTGGCAGTTGCTGGCAGATCGATAGGCGCGGAGGCTGAGAAGGTTAAGGATATCGTAAAAGAGACCCTAGCCAGTACTACCTTGTCCTTCAAAGAGAAGCTGAACACGATCGCAGAGTCTATTCCTGTCGAGGAGCGTTTCGCAAGGTTTGGCGACCTCATCTCGGCTGCAGAAGGCACCACTAAGTACGGTTACCATACGCAATTCGGTAACACCAAGCTCGACAGCTTGGATAAGTTTCCGAATGAGGGCCGCGATTTTAAGTTTGGACCGGGTGAGAACGATTACACCAGTGCTGCTGGACGGTACCAATTCATCAAGGCTACCTGGGATGCTTTGGCTAAAAAGCTCCAGCTCCCCGATTTCAGTCCTAGGTCACAGGACCTCGCTTTCGAGCAGTTTCTTAAGGATTGGGGTGTCTATACCCAGGTGATCGCTGGTAACTGGGACGAGGCGATCGCCAAGCTCCGTAAGGACAGCTCAAGAAGTATCGCCTTTGAAGGGCTACCTATCGCTAACGCGCCTGATGCAAAGAAGCGCACCAAGCTGCTAACAGACCTCGGTGAAAGCCTTACGGGAGCTACCCAGACTGTCGGACAGACCGCTGAAGACGCCGTAATCAAGAGCAAGGAGGGTGGTACCTGGCTCATTGAGAAGCTAGAGGCTGCGAAGGCCTACGCTGAGAACGGCGTAGACTTCGCTAAGCTTTGGGATAAATACTTCCCTAGCACGACCCCACCCGCGCTTAAAAGTGCTGACCTCAAAGAACGCCTTGACGGCGCTAAGAACGCCGGTGCATTCCTTGAAGAGCTGAACGCTACCCTTGCAAAGATCGGTAAATCACCACTGACCTCTGATCAACTAGAATCGCTATCCTCGACGGATTTGGACAAGTTTATCGACACTGCTGCAAGTATCGAGGGCTTCGGGGAAGCCAAGAGTTACCTAGGGAAACTGGCGGCTAAGGCCGGAATTAAAGATGGTTCAAGGATTCTGGACGCCTACTATGAGGGCTTTAGCCAGGTTACAGGAAGCGCGCCTTGGCTTCGTATCGGGGATGATTCAAAGACCCTCGGAGCCGAGTATGTTAAGACCGTCAGCGAATCGTTCGCTGACGGTGCTTTCCAGGTAATCAAGGGGCAGGTCTCCTTTGCTGACTTCGCTCAGACACTCTTCACCCAGACCACTGATAAGATCTTGCATACATTTGTCAAGTCCTTTTCTGATTCGTTACTTAAGGCGGTCTTCGGAGCTATTGGGGGACAAGTGGCTGCTGCGGACGCCCTGGGCAAGAAGCTAGGTACCCTTATCCTTGAGCAGCTTTCTCCTGAGAAGGTTGCTGCCCCTGAGGCGGAGATAGGAAAGGCAGTTCTTACAGAGCGGAACCAGAGTATCTTTTCCGATCTTTTTGGCTTTGGCGCACGTGCAGCTGGCGCCCCTACTGCTGAAGGTTCGCGCGTAGCCAAGGGCACCATGACAGGCGCTTCAACTGACCAGTTGATCGCTGACGCCATCGGTATCAGCGCTTCGGACACTGTTGCGGCGATCACCGCTACTGTCCCCTCTCTTAAGGTGGCTGTAGGGGATAACATCGTAGAAGGTGTGACTGCGGCGCAGCAGGAAAGTACATCGGTCCTCGCAGGCTTCCTCCGGGCAATCGGTATGGGCGATTCCAACTCCACCAGCGCACTCGGTGGTGCGATTGTTGGCGGTCTCGGTAAGATTGCTGAATTCTTTAGCCCAACACCCGTCGTAATGCCTGCGGTGTCCGCTAACCTTGGCTTTGGCGCGGGTCTACCGTTACCAGGCTTCGACGTGGGGGGCGTCATCCCTGGTCGCGTAGGGGCACCCACCCCGATGATTGGCCACGGAGGCGAGATCGTACTCAACGCTATGCAACAGCGTAACGTGGCAAACGGGTTACAAGGCAGCCAGGGCGGCTCTGTTACAATCAACGTAACAGGGGATGTGTCCCTGCAAACGCGGCGTGAGATTCAACGGATGTTGCCATACATTACATCCGGTGTCAACATGCTAAACTACGAGAAAGGTTCTCGTTAACTTATAGGAGGGTCTGTAATGGCCCTCCTCCACCACCACTTGGAGCCTGTCTATGCTCGCTGGGATTCTAAAGAGTCGCACTGCCACTAGCGATAGTGACCTCGTAAGTGCGTTTGTTCAACCAATCCAAATTATAAGCCATCAAAGAGGGGTGCAACAGTCCGGGCTGAACCTCTCACGCTCGCTAGGGTCTGTGCGGGCGCAGCGCTGGGAGATTGAAGCGGCTATCATGCCTGTAAATACAGGCGACGCTCTCGTAGCCCACACGCTGCGATTTTCGAGAGAGGATCGGCCCATCGTGAGGGTGCCTCAGCCCCCGAATTGCTGGAAGCTGCCCAATCTTCCTTGCTACATAGATAGCACTAGGTCGGTCGCAGCGGGCCGGCACCTTGCAGGATCTTCTTGGATCTACTACGATTATGTGACCTCCGGGTCTTTCGGCCCCATGCAAGTGGGTCGTATGTTCTCCTTCAGCGGTCTAGCTAACGGCCTCGTAAAGAAGCTAAGAGTCGTTACCGCGATTGAAGGAGATAGGCTACATTTCTGGCCTCCTCTCGTGAAGGACGGTCAAGGAAAGGACTCTTGGGGTGGCTACCATCTTTCTAGCGCCTGGTCCACTATCATGGTGGCCCGCCCTCTTTCGGACTACTCGGTAGAGTACGAACTCGGTATCCTTGGGCGACCGCCTACCATTAACCTAGTTGAAGTCCCGGAGGAATAACGCATGTATGGTATACTTAGCTCACAAATCTACACAGATAGCGACGCCGCACTAGTGGGGGTATTTACCACGCCGCTCCGGATCTCCAGTGAGGAGCCTACACGTCTTGCTACAACACTGAGCTATCGGAGCTATTCCTCAACGCAGCGTGCTCACCAATGGGTGGTCACCGCGGATATCGCCCCTTCGGAATCGGGGGCGCTCTTTGCGGTGCTTCTCCGCTCTCTTCTGGGCGTACCTCTCCAGGTGCGAATGCCTCAGCCCGTTGGCTCGAAGGCAGCGAACTCTTACAGTATCAGCGGCTGGCAGGGCAGCGCTGAGCCCTGGGTTTACCCAGCCACTACTGTATCGATAGCAGGCGCACAGGACGCCATAGGTCTTGACGTGGGCGACTTCTTCACTTTCACAGGTGCGTTGGCCGGCAAAGTGCACGTGGTGAGGTCCAAGTCCATTGGAACTAACCCGACTGTCACATTCTGGCCACAGACTAAAAAGGTGGCCAACAGCGGTGAGGCACCTGTCTCAATCCTCTCAGGCAACCACTGCCTGATGGCGGCGTTCTTGTCGCCAGGTGCCGAGCCTACCTTAGTCCATGATCAGGGCCTGGTGCACTATCCTACTCTCGAGTTACTGGAGATCGTCTGATGAAATCATTTACGTCTGCATTCTCTGCAAAGCTAGTCCTCCCAGAAACGTACATCTACGGCCTCGTACGCATCGGTCCATTCAACTACGACAGCTCTGTAGTTGCTTTTACCACCTCCTCTGAAGCTGTGACCTTCGAAGGTACCGTCTATTCACCTATCTCCCCGCTGGTGAGTATGGACCCACCTAGACTTTCATCTTCGGTGGACAGGGAGGTCTACAAAATTCTCTTGTCCGATCCTGCGTTCGTCTATCGAGAACGGCTGGAGGCGGGTGCCTTTGGTACGCCAATTCTCGTATACGCATCTGTGGGGGATATCCCAGGCGTAGGCGGGATTGTCCCCGTGCTTCCATACGGAGCGAGCTACGCTGGCGAGCGACCTGCCGTTGTCTACAAAGGGACGCTGGACAGCTTCCTCTATACAGTAGACGAGGAAGGCGCTGTGATTCTTGAGCTAACTTGCACCTCCCCGATGGGCTCTTTGGCGCTTACACGGGCTATCCCTACCTCCCCCAATTGGATGCGTCAGCGTTTTCCAGGGGACGTATCTTACGACCAGGTCTCTGAGGGCTCGCAACAGATCGCGCTACTCTGGGGCCGTACACAGGCATAAAGGAATCTAAATGAGTTTTGCTGGAGTAATCTCAATAGCAGCTGGGGCGCTGGCGGGGACTTTGACCGCATGGACTGTGCTAGCCACTGTGGCCGTTACGGCCTTGTCCCACATAAGCGCGGCTAAGCAGCGGAAGCGTCAGGTGAAGCTTGAGCGCGAGGCCGCTGCACGCGCAGATGCGGCTAAGGGCTTTACAATCGTGACCGAGGCGACAGTCCAGACAATGGGCGTCGCGTATGGGCGCAACAAGGTAGGGGGCTTGCGTGTGTGGTTCGGTGTAGCCAGCACAGTTATCTCACCGGGCGAGGGCGGCGTTGGCACTTTCTTCGGCTCGTCAGGCTCTGCGTCGGACCTCAGTGGGCTGATGGCCACGGCTACTACGTACGACCTCCGAGTGTCTCTCTATGTGCGCCGTACTGGCTCGGTCGTAGAGACTGACGGCTCCGGTAATCCGCTCTACTACACTGCGGACCCCCTCCCTTACGTATGGGGTGAGGGTGAGTCACTCGCCTCCTCTGGCTCTAATGCCAGCGTGGACTTTACGTCCAATGCAAACTCTCGCGTACAGAACTTTACGATTGCTGCGGGCGGGCAAATCACACGCGTGGGTACCGTCTACAGGCTTACACTCGCGTCGCCAGGCTCGCATACTGCGAAACTACCCGCCAATGCGCGCGTCGCGATCCGCCATGACTCCTTCTTTAGGGATGTTAATGGTAACGTTGTAGCTGCCAATCTGGACTCCCAACAGGACTCTACTGTCGGCTCAGGTTACCACGACTACACTGTGACCTCTTACAACAGCACGACTGGCGAGCTTACTCTGTCTGGTCCTGACCTCACAGGTACCGCCGTAGTCGGGAGTGTCGCCAGACCCTTTACAGCAGGGCGTGCCGGGACCGCAAATGAGGCTCTCTTCTTCAAGCAGGTCCTTTGCTACGAGGGCATCGAGAGGGTTGTCGCTGTTGAGATAAACGGGGAGCCCATAGAGACTCCAAAATTCGACTCGCGTGTTCACGTTTTCAACAGCGGTGGTGTTGTCGACCCGTGGATCTCCACTAACTTTCCTGCAATGGCTGACGGACGCTTCTACCTCGCTGCCAACGCTTCGGTGATCTGCTGGCTAAACCGGGAAGACCCCCAATTCAGCGGAATCCCTGACGTATCTTTCTACCTAGAAGGTATGAAGGTTTACGACATTTACCGGAACGACACCACGTACACGCTGTCAGGTGCGAAGTCTTACTCCAACAACCCGGCCCGTGTGCTGCTCGACTACCTCCTGAGCAAGGAGTATGGCAAGGGGCTTGATATCACGGACATTGACCTGCCGAGCTTTTGGAATGCGGCGCGTATTTGTAACAGGCTCGTTCAGGTTAACGGCTCCTTCTACCCGCCTGGCGAAGGCCTCTATTGGCAGCGGTGCGGCGTTCCACGTACCTTGCACCTCTACGAGTGCAACCTTATGCTGGATACGGGCGTACCTGTCAGGGATAATATTGAAATTATCCTCGAGACTATGGGTGAGGCGGAGCTTATCTGGTCGGACGGCAAGTATAAGCTACACTTGCAGTACCCAGAAGTCTGGCGGGAGCTCAATGACGCCCTGAGCCTAGGCTCTTTTGCAAACTCGAACCCCGTCACTATCGGTGCGCCTACCGTCGTTTCCCAGGGCCAGGTTGTTCAGTACCCTGCAGGGGCTAGCTCAGATGCTGACCTCTACATCTTCAACGGCAATTGGAACGTCTTCTCTACTACGACGCCACCCCTGGACGTAGGAGGCTCCCTCAACTCCTACTGGGCGAAGTACACAATTACGATCACTGACGATGACATTATCGGTGATGCTGACATCTCATATACGGGTGACGGAAGCACAGAGCGACTCAACTTCTACACAGTTCGTTACCTCAACGAAGCGAAGAACTGGGAGGAGGACACTGTTAGCTGGCCGCCTAAGTACGACGACGGCGTTACACCCGGTACCAACGAGAGCTCCGTATTTAAGTATTATAGCGGCGAAGACAACGGTATTATCTTGGAGGCCAATACCTTCCAGAGCGGTGATACGTCCTACCACCACGCCATGTCCACCGCAGAGGGCGTAGTCCGCTCATCAAGAGCCACTACTACCTACAAGTTCTCGCTACCGCGTTCATTTATCAGGCTAGAACCCGGCGACTTCGTTAAGTTGACTAGCTACGTACTC